GATAGGAAAATAGATGCCTAAAGGAGTATATATACATAAAAAGAATCGTGTTTTTTCAGAAGAGCATCGAAGAAAAATATCTGAATCTTTGAAAGGTAAAAAGTTTTCAAAGGATAGAAGATTGCGTCTATCTTTATCGCATAAAGGAAAACCTAATCCCAATAAAGGGAAGCATGGATTATTTACTCATACGGAAGAAGCAAAACAAAGAATAAGACAATCGAGTTTGGGAAGAAAATATCCTAATAGAAAGAAAGTAACAGAGGAAACTAAGTTAAAGCTGTCATTAAAAAGTAAAGGAAGAAAGCATTCAGAAGAGGCTAAAGAGAAGATACGGAATTTTTGTTTGGGTAGAAAAAGACCTGAAATGACTGGAAAGAATAATCCAATGCATAAACATCCGAATGCATATAAATCTAAATTTGGAAAAACAGGGTATAGAAAGGATTTGGGAGTTTTTGTAAAATCTTCTTGGGAAGCAAATGTATTTAGAATTTATAGGTATTTGGGATATACAGTTCAATATGAACCTAAATCATTTAAGTTATCGAGTGGCAAAACGTATAGACCTGATTTTTATATAATCGAATTGGATTTATGGATTGAAGTTAAAGGGAGATGGCTAAAAGATGCTTATGAGAGATTTTTAAATTTTAAACAAGAATATAGTACATTGTTTATTCAAGTTATAGGACCGGATAAATACAAAGAAATGATTAAGAAGTATAAATCTTTAATCTATTTGGAGGGATAAAACTATGTGGACTTCGGGAGATGTTGATGAACATAAAAAAGGACTCACTGCTGAACAAAAAAAGAAGTGGGTAAAAATAGCTAATAAAGTTTTATTAGATTGCCTTGCAAAAGGGGAATCAGATAAAACTTGTGCTCCAAAGGCTATTCGTATTGCTAATAGTTCAATAGGTGCAAATGAATCATATTCTTTTGTTGCTAATTTCCAAACCGGCTATCAGATTGATAAACGAAAGCGAGAGAATCGTGATTATTTAGTTATCCCGGTTGTTATGATGGTTGAAGGAGTACATGCTGGAAGTCAGGGAGCCGTGTACCATTCAATAGATGAACTTGGGAAAGTTCCTGAATCTTGGAATGGTCGTCCAATAGTAATTGATCATCCAATGATTGATGGGATTCCTGTATCGGCTAATGATCCTGAAATTCTTGAACAATGTGGCATTGGTAACATATTTGATACATTTGTGGATGGTACGAAACTAAAAGCTAAAGCATGGATTGATGAATTGAAATTGCAGGAGATAAGCGTTGATTTATACAACAAAATAGTTGAAGGGGAAGAATTGGAAGTGAGTGTTGGTGTATTTACGGATAATGAAGATGTGGAAGGTATATGGCAAGATGAAAAATATACCAAAATTGCACACAATCATCGCCCTGATCATTTAGCAATTCTTCCTGAATCTATTGGTGCTTGTTCGTTGGCGGATGGATGTGGACTTGGAGTAAACCAAACAAATAATGATATGGAGATAACTAAATTACTTGAAAATTCTAAGATCAAGGATACCGTCCTATCGTTCAGTAAGGAGGGATTCTTGCTTTCTCATATCGGGGATTATCAATCTAAAGGGTATAGAGAAAAGATGGATGCTGTGTATTCTGCCCTTCGGGGTTTGGATCGAAATGGAAAATACCATTATCTTGAAGAAATGTACGACGATTATCTTGTATATAATCAAAGTTCAGATGATGGTTCAACGTTATACAGGCAATCTTATACGTTCGAGAGCGGGAAAATCGAACTTACAGGGGACCCTGTCGAAGTCCGCAAACAGGTGGATTATATTAGTATTAACAAACAATCAAAGGAGGTTAACATGACACAGAAAAAGAATCCGTGCCCTGCCTGTCTTGAAAAAGTAAATGCTCTGATTGCCAATGCGGAATCAAGCTTTGCCGAAGCTGACAGGGAATGGCTCGAAACACTTTCTGAAGATCAACTTGATAAAATTGCCCCAAAGGTGATTGAAAAAGAGGTCGAAAAGAAAGTTGAAGTCGAAGTGAACAAGCTCACTCCTGAAGATCAGGCTGCTCTTGCCTTTGGTAAAAAGCAGCTGAAGGAAAGGAGAGAGAAGTACATTGCAGGAATCCAGGCAAATGCTAAAGACATTTGGCCGGCAGAAAGGCTGAAAGACCTGGATGATGATATGTTGGAAAGAATTCATAATTCGGTAGTGAAAGAGGAAGAAGCTCCTGCTGATTATTCACTCTATGGTGCTGGAATACGCAGACCTGAAAGTGCTGATCAGGAAGAACCTTTGCTTCCTACTGGATTTGGTATGTCTAAAGAAAAGTAGGAAAAGGAGGTAAAAAATGGCAACTACTTATAACACAATTAAACTGAAAAAATATCAGGATATTATTGAGGAATATGCAGCAGCGTCTGTAATTACTCCCGGTAATCTGATAGAACTCACTTCTTCTGGAACGGTACAGAACCATTCCACAGAAGGCGGGAATGCTCTACCAATGTTTGCTCTTGAAGATGAACTTCAGGGTCGTGGCATTGAGGATGACTATGCAGCTGCTGATAAAGTGCAGTGCTGGGTTGCTCAACCTGGGGAAATAGTGTATGCACGTTTGGCAGATGGAGAAAGTGTCGCACCTGGTGATTTTCTTGAATCGGCTGGTGGTGGGACTTTGAAGAAACACACAGCAACTACTCTTTCATCTGATCCTTCAGAAACAATCTACACTAAGAATATTGTTGGTGTAGCTCTTGAATCACGTGAACTTGATAGCTTATCCGGTGGAGGTGGAGATTCAAGCCTTGCTGAAAATTCACAGTATATCAAGGTTAGAATTGTTTAACCATAAAAAAGGAGGATAAGAAATGGATAAAAACGTTGATTTAATAGGAAGAGGCGGAGGTATTGGTGACGTAGCCAGCAAATTTGCTTCTGAAAGTGCTTTGAGCGTGAATAAAATGCGCCCGTGGCTTAATGAAAAAGATGGAAGGGTATATATTTCTGTGTTCAAAGGGGGAGACCCTAATGATCCTAAGAGTTATTACAACCAACCCATTATGGCAAATGCTGGGAGCACACTTCGCAGAGACGAATGGAAGAGACTCGATGAGGCTCTTATTGAAGTTTCCCGTTCTCGTCTTGGTGGGGCTGATGACCTTGTTTCCAAAGGGCTTACTTATGATCTTGGAAACGGAATGGGTACAACAGTTCTTGAATGGCATGACGTAAGTGATGCTATGGAGGCTGATCTGACAATGGATGGAGTAACCCGTAGCATTGGGGGTCGTCCTGTATTCCAGCACAATTATTTACCAATACCTATTATTCACGTTGATTATGAAATCAACGAAAGGGTATTGCAGGCATCACGTAAACTGGGTAATCCGCTTGATACTACTGCTGCTGAACGTGCAGGTCGGAAAGTACTGGAAAAATTGGAAAACATGTTTTTCACTGATACTACATATAGTTATGGTGAAAAAGATTCCAGAAATCGGAATACCATTTACAGTTACTTGAATTATCCTGATCGTAGCCAGGTAAAGCTGTCTGTCCCTTGGGATGCTTCAGGATGTACAGGAGCCATGATTCTTCAGGATGTACAGGAGATGAAAGCATTAAGCATTTCCAATTATCATTATGGACCTTGGCAGATGTATATTCCTACAGCTTATGAAACTGTAATGGATGATGACTACGATGTATCAGGTTCTTCACTTATGACAATTCGTGAAAGACTTATGAAACTCGGAGGTATTCAGGGAATCAAGGTTGTAGATACACTCCCTGCTAACAATGTGCTTCTTGTGCAGATGACAAGCGATGTTGTTCGTCTTGTACGTGGAATGGGTCTAACCAATGTTCAGTGGAGTACTGAAGGTGGTATGGTTCATAAATTCAAAGTTATGACAATTCAGGTCCCCCAGATCAGAAGTGATCAGAATGGGAAAACTGGTATTGTTCACCTTGCAGCTTCATTTTAATACAATTAATAATGACTAACCAAGTCATTATTTTTAATTAAAAAATTGAAAATTATGGAACGTACAAAACAAGCACAAACAGACGGGAAAATTTGGTGGAAAAAAACTGGAGGAGGGTCTTTAAGATTCAATCACAAGATTATAAAACCCAATGAACGGTTCAAAGCCCGTCCTGATGAAATACCAGCTTCTTTTCGGGATGTAATCATTCCTCTTGAAGATTTGGGGGATGCTGAAAAACAAGCAGCTCCGGTAGAAGCAGTAAAAACTGAATACACGATTAAACCTCGTGGTAAAAGTAAATCACTCTTTGATGTAGTGTATCCGGCAGGGAAGGATGAAAATGGAGAAACTATTTGGAAATCCATTAATGAAAAACCTCTTACAAAGGACATTGCTGAAAAACTTATTACGGATTTGTCTAAGAAATGAAATGGCAAGTTCCTTGTATGTGGCAGGGAGGGGATGTATGGATAATAGGTGGAGGACCTTCTATAAATGAGCAATTTGGTATTCCAAAAGAACTTGCTCAGAAAATAAAGGAAGGTGTTGAACCTCTTAGTAAGTTATCTCCATATATGTCTGTAATACATGATAAACATGTAATAGGCATTAATGTTGCATTTATGATCGGAAATTGGATTGATATATGTTTCTTTGGGGACAATGGGTTTTATCTTAAATACAAGAATGAACTTGCTAAGTTTCCGGGTTTAAAGGTTACTTGTAATCAGCAGCCTGGGCGTGATGGGTTCGTTAAGTGTATGGCTCGTGATGTAAGCCACTCTAAAGGAATAAGTATGGAGCCGGGTAAAGTAAGTTGGAATTTTAATTCTGGATGTGCTGCAATAAGTATAGCAGCTCAAGCCGGAGCAAAACGAATTATGTTACTTGGATTCGATATGAAACTTTCCGATGAAAAAGATCAACATTTTCATGATGTTTATAAGCGAGGCAAAGCTACAACTGAACAACGGTTACGACGTTTGCCCTTCCGTCGCCACATGCGAGGATGTGAACAAATTGCAAGGGATGCTAAAAGATTAGGGATTGAAATTGTGAATTTGAATCCTGATAGTGCAATTGTACAATTTCGTAAAGTATCATTAAAAGAATTCTTGGAAAATGAACGTAGTTAAAATGCGAGGAGGGATAGGTAATCAAATGTTTCAATATGCATTTGGAAAAATGTTACTGAAGAATAGTAAATCGGTAGCTTACGATGTTAGTTGGTACACCCCTCGTCGCACTGAACAATCACAATACCCTCGTCCGTTTAGATTACCTTTATTTAAAATTCCCCCTCTTGACATACATGAGGTTATTCCCGCTAACCCTACTATATATGAAAAAAGAGTTGGGTACAATCCAAAGGTGTTTAACATGATTAATGAAAACAATTTCGATGGATATTGGCAATATTACAGTTATTATGAATCCATATTTTCTGATTTGTATGAAGAATTTCAATTACGCACTGATTATTATACTGAAGAGTTTATGAAGATGGCAGAGCTTATTTGGAATTGTGAATCTGTAGCTGTTCATGTTCGTCGGGGGGATTATTTACATCAACGCAAGGGAGGGTATGGTAATCTACCAATGAAGTATTATTTTAATGCTATTCAGGCTGTCAAAGGAGATTTGTTTTTCTTTAGTGATGACATTCCTTGGTGTAAGGATACTTTCCTGAAGGCATATTTCCCAAACAGGCAGATTACGTTTGTTGATTTGGAAGATTATTTATGCTTTGAACTGATGCGATTTTGTAAGCATCAAATTATTCCAAACAGTACATTTAGTTGGTGGGCAGCACTACTAAATGATTATCAGGGTAAAATAGTTATCCGTCCGAAGCATTTTCTCGGACGTACCGAAAAAGAATCTGACGAATACCATTATCCAAAACATTGGATCAAAATAGAAGATTATGTGTAAAAAAGCATTAATAACAGGAATTCCCGGACAGTCAGGTTCGTATATGGCTGAACTTTTACTTGATAAAAGATAAAGTGTTTATATGATAAGCAATAATGAAATATTGTTTGAAACTTCTTGCAGGAAGTCTTATGGATTTGATCCTATTCAATTCTATGGATCGTATTCGTGGGATACTGTTCAAAAGTTGTTTATTGAACACTATCATCCAAATGGACAAGTTTATAATATTCCAAAGAAAATCCATCAAATATGGTTAGGAGGACCGGTCCCGGATGTTTATAAGAAGTATATGGATTCTTGGAAAACTATGCATCCTGATTGGGAATATAAATTGTGGACAGACAAAGACAATATTCAAATTAAAGCAAAACGTTTATTTGTATCTGCACACAATCCAGCAATGAAATCAGATATAATGAGATATGAGATACTTAGACAATTTGGAGGATTGTATGTTGATACTGATTTTGAATGCTTAAAACCATTTGATGATTTAATGTTCCTTGATTTCTTTACCGGTATCAGTTATGATAGTGTACTTCAATTGTATAATGGATTGATTGCTTCTGTACCAAATCATCCGATTATGAATGATTGTGTTAATGTGGATTCAGATTACCATGGCAATACACCGTCACAAATAATGAATGCCACAGGGCCAAATTACTTTACCAAATGTTTTCTTCGTAATGCGGTTGGTCATGTGGTAGCTTTTCCAACTGAGTATTTTTATCCGTTTCCAAACAATGTAAGGGATGAAGAGGATCCATATAAATACGTTACTGAAAATAGTTATGCCATACATCATTGGGCAGTATCATGGACTCGTAGAAACTTAAAAAAACAAAGAAATGTCAGCAAATAAAGGATTATTCGCAAAGTACAGTAACCGTGTGTTTATTGAAACCGGATCAATGGGAGGGGATGGAATACAACAAGCCCTTGATGAAGGATTTGAATTGGCATATTCAATCGAACTTGATCCGCATTGGTTTAACCATTGTAAAAATAGATTTAAAGATAAGCCGGTTCACATGATACTTGGAGATTCGGGAAAGCTTCTTGGTAGTTTACTTTCCATTATAGATGAACCAGTCACATTTTGGTTGGATGCTCATAATGGATCATTGGACAGTCGGTTACGTGAAGAGCTTACAGATATTAAAAATCACAAGGTAAAAACGCATACAATACTTATTGATAATTTACGTGATTGGAAAGTAAAACGCAATGGTTTCGATACTGATATGTTAAAACAATGGGTTTTGGAAATCAATCCTGGTTATAAGATTGTGCTTGAAAATGGTTATAAAAAAGAGGATATTTTAGCAGCAAGAATATGAAAGTTCAATTTCATTACGGGTTTAAAATTGATATAGATATTGACACTAATAAGTTGGTTCATGTCTATATTGATCAAATTCCTACGGAATCTCTTTCCGAAGGAGAGACTCGTATTGTGGTTATTGAAGAACCTAAGAAGGGGGATTTATATCATTGGGCGTTAGATAAGCGAAATATGACCATGTATTCTCATTTACTCACGTTTCATGAGGAAATATTGAAGGACAATCCAAAAGCACAGTTATTTCATTTTCCTAATACTTGGGTTCGGGATTATAAATCACCTTGTAAAACATTTTCAGTATCAACTGTTGTTGGAGGAAAGAATGTCAATGGCCTTGAAGGACATAATTTACGACATCAACTTTGGCATCACCGGCATTTAATATTTTTGGATAAACAATTTTATTTGAGTGGTGATGCAAAAGGACCTCATAAATTTGTACGTTGGAAAAGTGTAAATTACAATGGTGAATTGGTACTTGGGGCATCAAAGAATCCACTGTTTGATAGTATGTTTCATATTGTAATAGAAAATACATCTATTCCGAATTACTTTTCAGAAAAGTTATTGGATTGTTTCCGTTCGTGGACAGTTCCTATTTACTATGGATGTACTAATATTGAAAAATATTTTAACCCTGAAGGTATATTTTGTGTAAAAAATGTGCGTGAGATTATACGGGTTTGTAATCATATCAATAGTAGCACATACGATGAACTACATGATGCTATTGAAGATAATTACAATCGGGCATTGCTTTGGGATCATCCTTTTGAAAGATTAAAAGAAAAGATTAAATCTATAATACAATGATTGATTGGATACAAGGTGAGAAGTTTCAGGATATATCGGATTGGAGATATGCTCCATCAATACGATATAAGGATGATTATAATCATCTTGTAAATGATTTGGATTTTAGAAAATTGAATGAAGGTGATGTTATTTATACTCATACATTTTATGCAAAGCAGTTATTTGATATATTAGATGTGATAGGAAAACCGGTGTATATAATAACACACAATGCAGATGAACCAGCTGATTGGATTCCTCCTGATTGTGTGATCCATTGGTGGAGTCAGAATGTAGGATTATCTCATCCAAAGATTGAATCCCTGCCAATAGGTTTGGAAAACAATCGTTGGTGGGCTGGACTCAGAAAACGTGCCAAAATGGAGGAGATGTTGAAGAAACCACTTCCACATGAGAAGTTAATTTATATGAATCACAATATAAAGACCAATCGTGCTCAGAGGCAACGTCCATATGAATTGTTTGGTGAGGCTCCTTGGATGACAGTGCATCATGGAAAGAATGGATTACGTTTTGATGAGTATCTTGCCAATGTGGCAAACCACAAGTTTATGATTTGTCCTGAAGGCAGTGGAATTGATTGCCACCGGTTTTGGGAATGCCTGTACTTGGGAACCATACCGGTTGTAAAACGATGTGTCAATGTTATGTTTTATGCACATCTGCCTATCTTAATTGTAGATGATTGGGAAGAGGTTACTGTTGAACGGTTGAATGATTTCTATAATGAGAAAATATTCACTTGGGATTTGGTTAAAGAAGAATTAATGTTTGCATACTGGAGGAATAAAATACTTAAACATTGTGGCAGAAATTAAAACCATAGTACTTGTATTACGTTCCGGTGGAGACTTCTCCTTCCGAGATGTCGAACTTATTACCCGACATATAAATGGTAAGTGGAAGGCACTGACTCGTCCACGAATACTTTGTTTATGGGATGGGGCAAGTACCGAATACAACTTAGGCAACATTGAGATTATTCCTCTGCCTAAGGATCATATCGGCACCTGGAGTCGCATTCATTTGTATAGCCCTGCAATGGAAAAGTATCGCCCTTATTTATATATTGATCTTGATACTGCCGTCATAGGATCCTTGGAAAACATATTTGCATTGGTTAAGGATGAAACACAATTCATTACCCTTGAGGACTTCTGGCAGAAAGGTAAACTTGCAACCGGACTTGTGTGGTTCCCAAAAGACAGTAGTAAGGTTAGCAAAGTGTGGAATTCCTTTACTGGTGCAAAGGGTAAACGAATGGATGCATTCTTACGTCAGTATGTAGAGGCTGATGCTTATTGGCAGAACCTTACTGGTACAATAAGGGATTTCAAACCACGTACACGTATTGTAATGAGTAACCTGCCGGACAATACTGATATAGTGTGTTTTCATGGCAAGCCTCGTATATACAATGCTCAGGATATTCCTTGGATAAAGTCTTATGTGAATCAGCGATTTGCTCCTCCACAATTACCGGTTACAGTTATAATTCCATACAAAGTTGACAGGGGTTGGTTGCAGCATGCAGTTGATAGTGTGCCAAAGAATGTTCAGATTATTCTTAGTCAGGGAGAAGGAAATTGGCCAGCTAATTTCAATAAGGCACTCCCGGATGCAAAAGGAAAGTACATACGTTGGTTACACGAAGATGATATGCTTACCCCGAATAGTATTGAAGATGCCGTTTATGCAATAGAGGAACAAGGTGTAGATTTCATACATGGGAATACTTATGAGTTCAGGGATGGTAGTACAACTGCAAAACCCTGGATTCCACGATTACAATATCCTACACTTGCAGATATGCTTGTAAGGAATTACATTCATAGTACCACTTTACTTTACCGCAGGGAAGTTTTTGAAACACTTGGAGGGTTGGACGAAACACTCAATACCGCTGAAGAGTACGAGTATCATTTAAGGTGTTTGAAAGCCGGATTAAAACTGGGGTATTGTGATTCATTCTTGGCATATTACCGCAGACATGCTTTACAAAAGGTACGGGTAGTACCAAGAATGAATCGTAGTCAGGAAAGAGAACAAGTTAAACAAAAATATGCACAATGATTGATGATTCTCCTATATTAATTACTGGTATTCCTCGAAGCGGATCACGTGCTGTAGCAGGGGTAATTAACCTTTGCGGAGCATTTGGAGGTGATATGTCACTTCATAAAGATTCTTATGAGAATGGAGCAATTCAGAGATTTATTGAAGGGGCTTACCTTGAATCAATAGGAGTTGATCCAAAAGGGCAATATCCTTTACCAAGTGAAACTGATTATATTCCTATTAATTGGAAAAAATCAATAGCTACTCAATTAATATCTGAAAGGTATAAAGGGGGCAAATGGATGTATAAAAGTGCAAGAGCCGCTTTATTATGGAGGGTGTGGGATTATACTTTTCCAAATGCTCGTTGGATTATTGTACGTAGAAGAACCGGGGATATAATTGATGCTTGTTGTAAAACGGGATACATGACTGCTTTTAAAAGTGAACAAAATCGTAAATTGATTAATGTTGAAACTGAAGAAGATGGTTGGTTATGGATGGTACATGAGTATGAAAAGCGTTTTGCTGATATGATAACTGAAGGATTGAATTGTAAGATTATATGGCCGGAGCGTATGATAAATGGAGATTACCGACAGCTGTATGATGTATTGGATTGGTTGGGGCTTAAATGGACCCCACAAGTATTATCATTTATTGATCCGTTATTATGGACAAATCGTAAAAAAGAAAGGAGAGGATAATGGCAGTAAGAGCGTTGACTGATGATGTTGTGGATCTTATGGAAAATGGGGATTCATTAAATCGAACATTTGTTGATCGGTGTATAACGGCGGCAAATGCTTTGATTAATAAGGTATTTGAATACGATATTGATTCAATGCCAACCACTTTACTTACTGAAATGGAAGCGTGGTTAGCAGCTCATATGGTAGCCAGTTCACTTGAACGCATTACTGTTTCAGAAAAACTTGGACAGGCAGAAGTAAAATATGCAGGACAATACGGAAAGATGTTAGAATCTACTCCATACGGACAAATGGTATTGACTTTAGATTATACCGGACGTATGAAGAAAATGGGTAAAAGCCGGGCAAGTATTTTTGTAGTGCCTCAATTCGATGACTAATGGGAATACAAAGTTTCATAGTAAGTAAATTGAACCAAACAGCAGTGTATTGGGGAAATCCACAAAAGGATGGATATGGAGGTTTTACCTATGATGATCCTGTTGAAATAGATTGCCGGTGGGAAGATATGACACAAGTTGTACGTAGTTTAAATGGAGAAGAGTTTATTTCACGGGGAGAAGTATTTGTGAATACTGTTTTGGAGGAAAATGGATTATTGTATCTTGGAACAATAGATGATTTACTTGATAGTGAAGGGGAAAGCAGTGGAGAAGTAGATATTGATAATCTTAGTGATGATTTGCAACAGCACATATTTTTAATCCGTCGTCCAGAAAGGATACCAGCTTTAAATTCGACTGATAATTATTTTAATAAAGTATATTTGACACCTTATATATCTTGGGAATAATGGCAAGACCTTTAAAATATACATCAACATTAAAGTCACATTCCGTTGAAGGATTGGATCAAGTAATGAGGCGTTATCGTGAAGCGGCAAAGAGATTAGAGAAAAACAGTAATACGGGAATGATTGAATTTGCATTACATATAAGACGTAGAACTGAAACCAAGACTCCTTATACTCCAAAAGATACGGGGAATTTAAGAGCCAGTTGGTTTGTTGCCGCTATTACTGGATCAGTAAATGATCCAACAGGAGAAAGTGGAAACTTTAAAACTCCACGTAAAGGACATTTAACTAAAGGTGAATTGGCCGCTCAACACCGATCAATCGTGGCTGCCAGTCTTGCTGAAGTGCGAAGTAGAACTGATCCCAATATTATTTTTGGGTATAGTGCAGGATATGCTTTGGCAGTACATGAGAAAATAGGTGCTGAAAATTGGAGTAGGCCTGGATCAGGACCTAAGTGGCTTGAAGCACACTTGAATAGCAGTGTGGGTACATTTACAAAAATAATGAAAAAGAATACCGAAATATTATGAACGCCCCCAGTGAAGATATTAAAGACATGTTGGTTACTGATAGTGGTTTAGGATTATCCTTTGCTACTAATTTGTTTATTGGTGTTGAGCCTTATAGTCCGAAGAATTGTGTTACCATATTTGATACGTATGGACAACCTCCGGATTTAGGACTCACTAATCAAGGGTATGAACGCCCGGCTATTCAAATACGTGTACGGAATAAATCGTATATAGATGGTTGGACGTTAGCAAATGATATAAAGGACCTATTACACGGCAAAGAACATGAAACGTGGAACGGTGCTCTATATACGGTTATCTACTGTTCGAGTGGTCCCGCTCTGCTCGATTGGGATGATAACAATAATGCACGCTTTATTGTAAACTTTAATTTGCAGAGACGATCTGCATAGAAAAGGAGGTAAAAAATGGCAAGTAATGCGGTAGCTGGTGTTGGAACAGTATTCAACAGATGGGATTCCAATGCAGGAAAATGGGATGCTATTGCTGAAATAAATTCCATCACCGGTCCAAGTATGTCAAGGGATACAATTGATGTGACTTCCCTTGATTCGACAGGAGGCTATCGTGAGTTCATCACAGGTTTTCGTGATGGTGGAACGGTAGTGCTTTCTATGAATTTCACTCGTACTACTTATGAGTTGATGAAAACAGATTTTGAGAGTAATGATGCTCAAAATTATCAAATTGATCTACCTGATACTGAAGGTACTTCTTTGGATTTTGAAGGACTTGTTACGGAACTTCCGTTGACAATTCCAACAGATGATAAGATTACTGCGGATGTGACTATTAAGATTACCGGTCAGGTCCTACTCAGTTCAGGTGGAACAACTACACCGTAAATGTTTACTTCCTAACCAAGGATTTTATTTTTATTAACCAAATTAAATTTTAAGAAAATGGCACTATTAGATCGCAAAGCCTTATTGGCAAAAGAAAAATTGGAAGTTGTCAAAGTTGATCTTGGCAATGGTGATTACGTATTTGTTCGTCAAATGACAGGACGGGAACGTGATAGATTTGAACAATCTCTTATAAAAGAGAATAAGAATGCTGAAGGTGGGTATGAAAAAACTCTTGAAGATTTTCGTGCAAAGCTGGCTGTTTGTACGGTAAGTGATGAAGATGGAAATCTTATATTACAACCTGGAGATTTTCAAATGCTTAGTCAGCATATGAGCGCAGCAAAACTTGAAAAGATTATAAATACTGCACAAAAGATTAACAAAATTTCGGAAGATGATAAGGAGAATTTGGTAAAAAACTCCGAAGCCGTCCAGGACGGCAATTCTACTTCCGACTCTGTAGAGAATTAGGATACCCACATCCGGATTACCTATTGGATCAATTAACAAGTGCTCAACTTAGTGAATGGGAAGCATACGATAGACTTGATCCAATAGGGAAATGGAGGGATGATTACAGTTTTGCAGTATTAAATGCTTTGATTATAAATATTGTAAACAAGTTGTATGGGAAAGGAAAAACTAAACAATATACCCCAGTTGATTTTATTCCTAATTGGAGTGGTGAGAAGAAACCAGTAAAGACACAGAGTATAGAAGATATGAAACAATCCTTATTGAATATTGCAAAAATAGCAAATACAAGGAAAAGAAGGACCCCTATTACTTCTAAGACTGCTAAAAAACCACCGATAAAAAGAAGTAAACCGAATCAAACAAAAGAGTGACACTATGGATTTAGGGAGTTTGATAATACATTTGAGAGTTGATGGGGGGGAGTTAAAAACAGCTGAAGTTGCTCTCAATAACTTAGGAGTGGCTGCTAATAAAGCCGCTGCTAAAAGTGCTACTTCTTTCAAGCACGTAATTAGTCAAACTAATATGTTTGCACAACGTGTACGTACTATTGGATATTTGACTTCCGCTGTTCTTACTGCCCCTATACTTGGAGCCGGGAAAGCCGTATTGGATGCTACAAAGGATTTTGAGTATTCAATGCAAATGATTGTAGGGTTAGTTGGAGAGTCACAAAGTACAGTTGATCAGTGGAAAGAGTCGTTATTGAAGATGGGAAAAGAGGTAGGTAAGACTCCTAAAGAGCTGGCTGAAGGTTTATATTTCTTGACCTCATCGGGGATACAAGGAGCAGAAGCACTCAAAGTATTGGAAATTTCTGCTAAGGCTGCAACAGCTGGTCTTGGACAAACTCAAGAAGTTGCAGATTTACTATCTTCTGCACTCAATGCGTATGCAGGAACAGGACTCACGGCTGCTAAAGCCGCTGATATATTAGTTGCCGCAGTACGTGAAGGTAAAGGGGAAGCGGACGCTTTTGCACGATCTATGGGACAAATAATTCCAATCGCTGCAAATCTCGGTGTTTCATTCGATCAGGTAGCTGGTGCTATGGCGGCGATAACCTTAACAGGTTCATCTGCTGCCAATGCGGCAGTATATCTTAAAGGGGTGTTTAATTCGTTGATGACTGCCAATGATCAAGGAGCTAAAGTACTTGAACGAGCTGGTTCATCTTATCAAAAATTGAGGGATATATTAAAGTCAGGTCCGGAGGGATTGATAAATGTATTACAAGAGTTCCGTGATATTCAAATGCAATTAGGGGATGAAGCCGTTAAAGATGTCTTACCCAATATTAGGGCATTAACAGGATTTATGTCAATAGCCGGTAAGAACTTTCAATACAATTCCAAAATAATGCGTGAAATTACCAAATCTACTGGTGCGTTAAACGCTGCATTTATGGCAATGGAAGGGACTTTGAAAGTTAGAATGGATAAAGCATTAGCAGGATTACAGGGATCCTTAATTACTTTAGGGAAGGATATCGCTCCAACAATAGTTGAAATATTAGAGGAACTTACTAATTTACTTGATAGACTTACTGAAAAATGGAATACTCTGACTGATGCGCAAAAACGGTTCAGACTTATTGGAATAGCTGCTGCTGCTGCAATTGGACCTTTATCATTGTTATTATCATCTGTAATTTACATAGCATCTGGACTTGTTGAGTTAGTATATCATTTAGGTAAAGGCGTCATTGCCCTTGTAAAGTTTGAAAAAGCGGTAATGACAAGTACTACGATGTTAAAAGCTTTAGATGTTGCATCAGTAACTTCAGCTCATAGAGTTGCAATGATCATAGGTTCACTTCAAGTTTGGGCAGGAGCACTTGCAGCCGTTACTCTTGGGTATATTAAATTACGTAAAGCCCGCAAAGAAGCTGAAGAGGCCATGCCAAGTGCTATGGATACCACGGCACTTGATCCTTTGAAAGAACAACTCAAAACAATACGTGGTGGAGATTTTGCTGATGAGGATATAGAAAATAAAATGAAGTTACTTTCCAAAATGGATGCTGGGCAACTTCAGGAATTTCAGGGCATAATAGGCACACGTATTCAAATGGAAAAGGACTTCCGCATAAAATTAATGGCTATTCGAGAGCAAGGGTTAGCTGATGATGAATACATTTTAAAACGCAGAAATCGAATATTTGAACTTGGTCTTGATTTATTTAATAAGCAAAAGTCATTAGATTATGTTACGAAAGGAAGTGATCATTACAAAGCCATTGAAAAGGAAATTGATGACGTAAAGAATACAATATCCAATCTAAGTACTGCAATAGTTAATCACAAAAAAGAAATGAATGATTGGATTGATGTTCAAATAGAGGGCATTCCTAAAATCATTGAAAGGTATGAGGAAATGGGGAATGCCGTAGAAGAGGAATTGAAAAAAATAGGAATGTCAGCTGAAGAGATAGACAATTTAACCGCTGCTGTTAATGCATATAATGAAGCACTTGATAACATTAAAAGTTCATATGAATCCGAATTGGCTTACTTGGAATTTATGCGTAACAATGCCAAGGAATTAGGGATAGAATTTGATTATCTGGGTGGAAAAATAGAATTATTAAAAAGTACTCTCAAAGACCTTGCAAAATCAGGGACACTTGGTTCTGTGTTTGGAAAAGGGGTAATAAAACAACTGAAACAACTTCCTACCAATTTGTATGAAGTTACCAAATTAATAAAAGATTTGGATAAAGATTTTGATTTCTTATTTGAGAAGTCTAAAATTGATATTGATTTTGATGTCAATGCAGCAGCTATTGATTTATTGGAAGATGCAAGGGATGCGTTAATACGTTTCAAACTTGAATTAAAAGATACTGATGTTCTTGTTATTCCATTTGGAGCCGCCACGTTTATTCCAGTAGTAGATATAATAGATAAAAAAATAGAATTACTTACAAATGACATAAAGTTGTTTTCAGCTGAACAACAAAGACTGGTTGATACTAAAACTCTTTCGTTGTTAAATGCTGAAGCTGATGCTTTTGGAACTATGTCAGGTAAGGTGGATGTTCTTACTTATCAATTACAGGCTGCTAAACGTAATTTAAGAGAGTTATTGCAAGAACAATTAAATCCTAAATCTAATCAGATTATTTCTGATGAGATGATTAAAAATGCTGTAGAGAATATCCAAAAGGTTAAATATGCTTTGCAGGAATTAGAATCTTCAATAGATGTAAAATACTATGAGGATATGTATAATGCTTGGGGATCGTCAGCAAATGCCCTTGCATTATTAGACGCTAATATTTCCGCTATCGAATCTAAATTGAGAGCATTGTCAGAACAAGGATTAGAAAACTCTTTTGCATTTGAAATGCTTACCTATAGATTAAAAGAATTAAAAGCTGTGTCTTACGTTGTTGATACATTGTCAAATGCATTTGGAGAATTAGTTGATGCTCTGATAACAGGATCAGAAACGGCTGCTGATGTTCTCAAACGGATGGTAACTCAAATGATTTCCGATTTGATTAAATTAGTAGTTAAAATGGCTGCTCTTAAAATCATAATGACAATTTTGTTTCCTGAAATGTCAGCAGCCCAAACAACAGCAGCGGCTTTTGCAGGGGCTGCTGGAATACCCAAGTTTGCCGGAGGAGGTATAATTCCCCCAGGTTATCCTAATGATACATATCCTGCATTATTAAGTTCAGGGGAAATGGTATTGCCAAAAAATATAGTAACAAATCTTAATCGGTTATCAAAACAAAAAAGAGCTATATCTACTCCTGATACAAATTACAAGATATTACAATCATTACGGAAACAAAAAGACCCACGGGTCACATCTACAATTGGGACAAATCGGTTAAAGTCATTACAAAAAGTGGATCGTCAATCCGTTCTCGATCCAAAGACTATAAAGAATTTATCTAAAGTGGATCGTCAATCCGTTCTCGATCCAAAGACCATAAAAAATCTGTCTAAAGTTGCTCAAATCAAAACTGATTATCTTTCAAATGTCAATAAAATGATGAACAATCTTGGTTCTTTGAAAGGTAATAATTTTGAAGAAATGGAATTCTACCGTAATTCAGAAAGGAATAATTTGGTTGGAAGTGATATTCCTCGTAACAATACTGATGTTGTTTTACCGAATTTAAAGGGAAATCAGAATCCACTATCTAATCTGACTCCTGTTGAGAATAACATTAAGATAACATTAGATGGGAAAATACTTAATAAAGATATTGCACTTGTTATACGTAAAATGGAGAGGTTTAACTAATGGCATGGGGAACTGCATAT